GAATTTGCGGATAATGTAAGTTGGTATAACGACATTATAAATAATGGGTACGCTGGCACGCTTGAATTAGAGACATTGCCAGAGGAATTCGAATCCGAAGTATTTGGCAGAAAGAAAGGCACAAAGGGTGGCATTCTTGAAACAGATACGGATCAAACGAAGGAAGTTGCTTTACTATGGCAATTCGAAATCGGAGGAGATAGCACAGTTAAGGGCAAGCGCGGACTTCTATACCGTGTTAAATTCTCTCGTAATGGAGAAAGTGGAGAAACTAAGGAAAAGACGATCAAACCAAATCACGTACAATTAAAGTTCTCTGCTACACCTCGTATTAACGATGGACATATTAAATTCTCTGCAAAAACAGGTGATGAAGTATATACAAAGTGGTTTGAACAAGTAACAGAAATCACAGGATAATGCATGAACAAAAGCCAATCATTTGATTTAGAATGGTTGGTTTTAATTTATGTATTAATTGTAAAAGGAGAAACTATGGAAAAGGTTATTGAAATTAGTGGAAAAGAAACAAAATTTAAAGCATCTGCAACAACTACGATTCGATACAGAAAGAAATTTGGCCACGATCTTATTCAAGATTTAAATAAGATTAGTGGTGCAAAAGAACAGACAATGACGGCAGATGTATTAGAAATCTTTGCAAATTTTGCATATATCATGGCTAAACAAGCAGATGAATCAATTCCTGATGATGTTTGGGAATGGTTGGACAGTTATGAAGTTTTTCCATATGAAACAGTCTATCCACAGATTATGGAATTATGGGCTAAATCATTAGGAACTACTGTCGAAATAAAAAAAGCGTAAGCCATACAAACAGACCGATAAGCACAGCGGTATTCATGCTACGTTGCAAAGAATTAGGGTTATCTATGGATGAGTTAGATGAACTTGATGCAGGCATGATTTACGACATGCTGGCAGAGAAGATTAACGATGATTATGAATGGGATGTTATGGCATCCGAGAGTGATATAGACAAATTCTAGGAAGGTGGTTAGTATGGCTGACAAAATTAGAGGTATAACGATTGAAATAGGTGGTAATACAACCAAACTATCACAATCATTAAAACAAGCAAATTCAACGATAGCAGATACACAAAAGCAGTTGAAGGATGTCAATAAATTACTAAAACTAGATCCAGGGAATATTACATTATTAAATCAAAAACATGAGTTACTAGGGAAATCAATTAGTGCTGCTAATACGAAACTGGAAGAAGAAAAGAAACTCTATGCACAATTAAAAGCAGAGGGTGATACAGGAAAGAATAGAGAGCAGATGCAAGCTCTTGAACGCGATATCATTTCAACTACAGAAGAGCTTAAAAACCTTAATAAACAGTATGGAAATGCATTAACGCCAGCTTTACAGTCTGTATCAAATGCGACTGGCAAGATGTCTGAACAGACAAGAGGTCTTTCTACAGCTGCCGCAGCAGGTGCGGCAGGTCTTGTTGGAATGACAATTGCTGCAGGTAAGACTGCAGATGATATCAATACGATTGCAAAACAAACAGGATTTAGCACAGAAGAATTGCAAAAGATGAAGTATGCAAGCGATCTGATTGACGTCAGTATGGAAACCATGTCAGGCTCTATTAAGAAACTTACATCAAACATGGCAAACGGAAATGAAGCTTTTGATAAATTGGGTGTGTCTGTAACTAATCAAGATGGAACGATGCGTAATGCTACTGATGTTTGGTTTGATGTAATTGATGCATTATCAAAAGTCGAGAATGGCACAGAAAGAGATGCTCTTTCAATGCAACTTTTTGGTAAATCAGCGATGGATATGGCTGGTGTAATTGATGATGGTGGTGCATCTCTAAAACAATTGGGTGATGAAGCACAAGCGGCTGGATTGATACTATCTCAAGATGCATTAGATTCTGCTAATCAATTTAACGATGGATTAGACATATTAAAAGCGAAGGCACAACAATCATTTTTAAAAGTCGGTGCTACACTAGCAGAAAAGTTATTGCCTAAACTAGAAAAACTTGTAGAAACTGTTTCAGGAATTATAGAGTGGTTTGCGAATCTCGATGGAGGTACGCAGACTTTTATTTTAACAATGCTTGCACTTGTTGCTGCAATTTCTCCGATTTTAGGCATCATAAGTACGATGACAGGGCTTGCGGCGGCATTAAATATTGCTATGTTACCTATGATTGCAACAATCGGAGGTATTATATTGGCTGTTGCAGCTGTTGTAGCAATAGGAATAGCACTATATAAGAATTGGGATACGATTAAAGAAAAAGCCGGTGAAGTGTGGACCGCGATATGCGATTTTGCAGTAAATGCTTGGAATGGTCTAGTTGCTACATGGAATGGTATTGGTGATTTCTTCGGAGGGATCTGGGATGGCATAAAGAAAAAAGCATCTTCGTTATGGGAAGGTGTTACTTCAATTTTCACGAATGCAATCGATACTATTAAAGGACTATTTAGTTTTGAGTTTAAGTGGCCGCATATTCCGCTGCCACATTTTAGTATTAGTGGCTCTATTAATCCTCTGGATTGGCTAAAAGATGGCATGCCAAGCATAGGTGTAGATTGGTATGCTAAGGCAATGAATCAACCATATACGTTTACAGAGCCAACAATCATTGGTGTTGGTGAAGCTGGTTCAGAAACAGTCGTTGGTACAGATTGGTTAAAGAAACATACTAATGGAAATATTACAATTAATGTGTATGCTTCTCCTGGTATGGATGAGGATACTCTTGTAAAGAAGATGATGCGACAAATTAATCAAGAACTTGGGAGGGCGATTTAGTGACAATTAGAAGATTCAAAATTCATTTATCCTCCGCCACTTTCAATTTGACGGATGAATTAGATCACACTTACTTTTTTGACTCTCCATCAGGGCTTGGTCTTACTACAGATTATGCGTATGAGAAATTAGGAAATGCATATGTACGTGTTGGTGATGCTATTCCACAACGTTCTGTTTCTGGTGTTTTGATAGTCAGAGGTGAAAACAGACAATCGGTATATGAAAACTATCAAGTGTTTGTAAATGCTTTATCGAAGGATAATAATGCTTGCAAGTTGGAGTATTCCCTACCTAATGGCAGTGTATATATGATGGATGCAGACATTGTTCAGATAGAAAAATCGGAAATTGAACATAATGATAGAGCGTTAAAATGCACTATGTCAATCATCGCAAAATCAAAGTGGTATGACGAAGAATATCGCTATATCGATGGTAGGAATGACATTGCAGGCGGAAAGATATACGGATTTGATTACGGATATTCCTATACTGAAAGTTTAATAGGCACATTTAATATTCAAAATCATTCATCGAATAACGTACCTACTATTCTTACTATATTTGGACCGTGTTTGAATCCTAGATGGACTATTATCTGTAATGAACAGGAAGTTCTACATGGCCAATGTAATATCAAATTAGCTACTGATGACGAATTGATTATTAATTCAATAGATGGGCAAACAGAGATTACGCACGTTATTGGTCAAACATCAGAAAAAAAGAATGCATATCAATATTGCAACTTTGATATGCAAAACTTCGTAAAATTACCTTTAGGTGAGTGCAAGATTCTTGTGACTAATGAATCAGGAGATATGGTTAAGAGTGCTGTGGTAATCCGGAGGGAATTTAATGCAGTATAACGTTATATATTTTTCTCAAACAGTTGAATATATCGGTCGTTCAGAAGCGTTTTATTGCGTGCCTGCAGTTGACTATATCTCTATGGTGAAAACAGTAATTAAAATACCAAAGGTTGAATTTAAACTTGAAAAAGGGATGTTGGTACGAGTTAATAATACTTCTGGTGTGATATATGAAGGTGTAATATCTGATATATCTATTGGTAAAGAGTCTTATCTTGAACTTTCGTGCCTGCCTTTAGAAAGCCTTCTTGATGCAAATGTATATACATTGTCTCTTAATGATACTAATAGATATCTTTTCAACTGGATCAAGAGTGCAATACAAATGATAAGCGTGGATGGTAAATCACCACGCTTTTATTTTGGTAATGATAAAGGGGTTGATGCATTCAATGAGATTCAAGCACATCTGGGTGATGAACGGATTACAAATATAAGAGATGTGCTTGTATCATTGCTTAGAAATAAAGGATATAGGATTGATTTATCAATAGACTGGGCAAATGCTTGGATTAAGTGTATTGGTGTCCAAAATGACAATTCTAAAGCATATAAGTTTGATTTATCGTTAAATGATTTGATTGACTACAATATTAATTCCGGTTCTAGTGAGTTAAGTCCAAATGTGTGCGTATGCATTGATAAGATAAAAGCTGAACAAAACCAATTAGTACAGAAGAAATATTATTTTATTCCAACTGCAGATGGCATGTCTGGAACAATTGAGAATACGTCAGATGGAATAATTTCTCCCATCGTAACTGCAGTTCAAACAATAGAATATAAAGTTGAAAATGGTGAGAGTTTTGAGCAAAAGGCTTTATCAACTGCAACCGAAACATTGTATAAGAATTTGTATGATGAGGAAACGACGATCAAGTTCTATACAAAATCAAAAGTGTTAGAGCCTTTTAAAATTGGTAAATTGTATCAGATATTCAATAATGGGACATCACATTTTTCTATCTGCACAGGATATGAAAATGAGGGTGATAATATCCAGGTAGTTAAATTTGGATATGCTAGAAAATCACTAACAAGCATCATTAGAAGTATTAGGAGGGATAATCAATGAGCAAAGTAATTAGAGCCACAGGAACAAACGTAACTGCATCTGACGATGCATACATAATCAGCAGATTAATCAATGATGGTTTATTTTCTATACCAAACATTTCAATAAGTGGAAATAAACTGCATATCACTTCTTTCAGAGGTGTTGTAGCTGGCAGAGATTTTCAGGTGGATGAGCAAGATGTAAATGCGACAATGGGTGCAGGCAGAAACGCTACACAATTTAAAATATATGTAGATATTAATTTAGGAAATTCTGATAAGATTCGTATTATTACATCGCAAACATCACCGTCTGGGGCAAATAATACCGATATATTAGGAAGCACGCATTTTTACTTAGAGCTAGGTACATATACAGCAACAAATATATCTATTACAAATGCTGTTGTTACTGCTAAAATGGCAAAGAATATTGTCACAAAAGATAACTTAGAAGTACCTGGAAAAATTACTGCAAATGGTGGATTGGCTATTGGTGGTAACGATACATTTATCGTTCGCAGATTTACTGCACCTAGACAAACCGTAAACTATAACTCATCTAATCTAACAGTTGTCAACATTAATGTTCCTAGTGGATATAGTATGATTGCTCCAATTAGCGCGACGACCACAGGATGTTTGTGCAATATCCACAGTTGGAATACGACGTCAGTAACTCTGTATGTTGGAAACATGTGGAATGATGGATACGTATTGCCTGCAGGAGAAATAAACGTGGATGTTCTGTTAGTTAGAAAGGCGGTATAGAATGCTAATTGATGGAAAAAAATTTACAGAAGTTCCTAGTAATAATAAAAGCGTTGTTACTTTCAATAGAACGGTTTTTGATAACTTAAAAATTCTAATTGACTCGTTCGAGGTGGGTGTGATCCATGATGTTTCATTTGACGATGGACCTACTACAAAAATGTATACGGAGCCGCTAACATTCTCTAAATCTGGTACAGGATACATGCTATCGTTCATTTTGACGGATGTGCCTGAAAAAGACATTGAAGCAAACTATTTCAAGGAAGTACGTCCTTTAGTGAATGATGTTCTACAGACTGCTAGTGCAGACGTTGCTAAAAAGTATGTATCGTTTCTGGATCAGTGGACACCAGGGGAAAAATACAAAAAAGGACAACGCATCGGATATAACGGCGTTCCATATGCAGTTGAATCAGACCATGCAGCAGTCGAAGGGCAGGCTCCTGATAAAACACCTTTGCTATATGATGATTTAACAAAGGAACGAGAAGCAAAGCCGTGGGATGAAAAGAAAACCTACAACAAAGGTGATTTAGCAATCGCTAGAGGAATTGTATTCGTTTCAAAAATCGACAATAACAAAGGGAACGAGCCAGGTTTCGGAAATACCTGGGATTACAAAAAGTAAATAGGCTATTAAGAGCATGCATGCAGCGTGCTCTTTTTAGATAGAAAGGAAAAAAGAATATGAAATTATTTATTATTTGTGGACATGGGGCTGGTGATCCTGGAGCCTGTGCAAATGGATTTTCTGAAGCCGAAAGGGTAAGAGCTTTAGGTCTTAGAATTAAGGCACTTGGTGGTGATAATGTAGTTCTTGGCGATATTAATCGAGATTTTTACGCAGATAATGGAATCAGTTATTTGGACCTGACACCAGATACGGAAATACTTGAATTGCATATGGATGGCGCATCTCCTACAGCGCGTGGTGGTCATGTAATTGTTCTTGATGGAATAGGAACAGATGCATATGATAATGCACTGGCTACATTTATTTCTAATGTGTTGCCAGGAAGAGCCTACCCACTACAATTTAGATCGGATTTAGCAAATCCAAATCGTGCAAGAGCTAGAGGATTCAGTTATAGACTTATGGAATGCGGCTTTATTACATCAGAAGAAGATCTGGCTATTTTTAACGCAAATATCGACACAATCGCACGTGGGGTATTAGCATGTTTCGGTATCGCGCCTACTCTATCCACTGTCGGCTGGCATGAAGATGCTAAAGGTTGGTGGTTCCAAAATGCCGACGGAACTTATCCAAAGAATGAATGGATGAGAGTTTATTGGGATTGGTATTACTTCGATGGAGATGGATATGCTGTGAAAGGTTGGCAAGAAATCGAATACAACGGAAAGAAAGAAAAGTTCTATTTTAATAATTCTTGTCAAATGGTTACTGGTTGGCAGTATTTAGAAAATCATTGGTACTACTTCAGCGGAAATGGTGTAATGCTAAAAGGACTTCAAACTCTTGGCTGGGCAGGTGTGATAAGCACTTATTTATTTAATGAAAATGGCATATTGGTGCAAAATGATTCTGTTAATTTGACGGTATATGCAAATCCTGATGGAACAATTAGAGAACGATAGGTGAACTAATGTTTTTGAGAGATATAATCGCTTTGCTAGAATTCAAGGATGGTGTAAGTGCTGTCCTATCGGTATTATTTGTTGTTTCAGTTGTTGTTCAAATTGCACCAATTAGAATTAATCCTTGGGATAAGCTTCTAAAGTGGGCAGGTGATCGAATCAATCACAATGTAAATCAAAAGATTGATATGCTAGAAACGAAGCTTGATGAACATATTGCTACAGACACTGCTCGTCGAGTTGATGATATTCGAAATACAATTTTAGTTTTTGCAAATGAGTGTCAAAGGGGAATTATTCATAGTAAAGAACAGTTTCGATTTATTGTTTCAAAATGTGACGAATACGAACAACACGTAGAAGAACGCCATCTGAAGAATGGTGTGATTACCGAAGCAACAAAACTTATTAAAGACACATATCAAACCCATTTAAAACATGACAGTTTTCTAAAGTAGATAGGAGAAAAAAATGTTAATTAAAAACAACAAAACTTATGACGTATTAAAGGAAATTGCACTGACATTATTACCTGCTTTATCAGTATTGTATTTAGCGCTTGCAGGACTATGGGGACTACCATACCCGCAACAGGTTAGTGGAACGATCATGGCACTTGACGCATTTTTAGGTGCTATTCTTCATGTATCAAATAAACAATATAAAGAATCACAAGAAGATTTGAAGTAAAAATCATACCTCACTTTTTGCACGCAGCAAAAAGCAAAGTTGGGCTTTTTATTTAAGATGTTTGACATAAACAGAACTTGATATTAGAATAAAGGTGCACATAGGAAAACTTAGGGTGTATACTCGTGTCACTGAATTAACGTTTAAGCGTGCTATTTGTACGTCAGCCACGAGGAGATGCCACTTGATTGTGGCATCTTTTTATTTAGAGGTGATTGGGTGGACTTATTTATATATTCTGATGAATCAGGAGTTTTTGACAAAGTACATAATGAATATTTCGTATTTGGGTGGATTTTATTTTTAGGAAAGAATGAAAAAGACATTGCAAGTAGAAAATATTTAGCAGCAGAAAGTTCGTTGCGTGGGAAGTACAAAACGGAATTAAAGGCAACACTGATTGATAATAAAGATAAGTCTAATCTTTTTAGGAGTTTGAATGCTTACCAAAAGGGAGCGGTTGTTATTGACCAAAAAAAGATTTTGAATACCTGTTTTGTTGATAAAAAAACAAAGCAACGCTATCTTGATTTTGCATTTAAGATGGGAATAAAATATCACATTTGCTCATTAATAAATAAAGGAATTATTAATCCTAATGAAATAGAAAATATGTATTTTTTTGTAGATGAACATACAACTGCAACCAATGGATTATATGAATTGGAAGAAGCTTTGCTGCAAGAATTTAAATGTGGTACGCATAATTGGAATTATCAAACATTTTTTCCACCTATCTTTCCCCAAATGAAAAGTTTGACTCTTAGATATAAAGATTCCAAGAAATCAACTTTAGTAAGAAGTGCCGATATTATTGCTAACAGAGTATATTTTCATAGTGTGAACAATAGTTTGAATGATATTTCTGAAAAAGTATTTATTCGACAATTGCCATAACATTTCCTACCCTCACAACAAGGGTAGGATTTTTTTATGTTTATAGCAATTGTTCGCCAAATTGTTCGCTAAAAGTATAAGAACATAATAAAAACCCGCTATTCAAGCGAGTTTCACAAATATATTAAAGGGCGACTAATGGGATTACATACATATAGTTATATCGACATTGTTATCTCTTACATAGCCATAGTTTATTGAATATATAGGCTTTTTTTAAAATTTTAACTCTTGCATAACTCTTGCATGATATTTGTTATATATAACATATGTTCGCTTAATGTTCGCCAGTTTATAATTTTCTTTTTTCTACTGCTTTTGCTTTATCCTCATCGGTTGTATATGCATAATATAAACTCATGTTTTCGTTAGCATGTCGCATCAATGCCTGGATAACTTTAGGATTTACATTTGCTTCGAATAAGTCTTTGCTGAATAGGTGCCGTAACTTATATTGATTGAACGTAAAACCATACTTAGACTTGCACTTGCGAGATACGTTTACAATTAGAGTGCATACTAGATCAATGTCAAATGGCTTTCCGTCAATATCGGCTAAAAGTAATTCATCATTCTTTGACCACGCTATCATCTGTTCTAATATCGGTTTTAACTGTGTAGAGATAGGGATAATTGCATCAGAGTAAATTGTCTTAACTGGTACTATTTGACGCTCTAATGTGCTTGTAGAGCCTACTGACTTGTTAATGGATATTTGCATACTTTCTAGGTCTATATCACTCTTAGAAAGCGCATATACTTCTT